GAGCGCTGACCATCCGTCTGGTCTGCATCCTCACTGCCGAGGAACTCAATGAATATCAGCCCCCTCTGTCCGGAGGCGTCAATCGTCTTGCTCGAGAAATGGGTGGTGGACTTGACCTGGAAGGCATCGTCCTTGTTGCCGATGGTCACGGCAAATTCCGACACCGTCGAAGACCATGAGCTGCCGGTGTACCATACAGCTGTCGCCCTCGTCGCGCCGATGCCGAACCGCATGCGCATGGACTTGTTTCCAACGTCTGTACCGTCATTCTCTGTACTCTCATATCTTACGCCGTTTCTGTAGACATTCCCGATGAGCGAGAATTTTCCGTCATCGTAGGCATGCTGATAGACTGTCTGCAGCGAGGCATAGGTCATGCCGGCAGAATATGATTTCTTTATCCGGATTACCCCGAGACCTTCCGTTGCCTCCCTGACGCTTGCACCGGCATCCATCAGGTTGAATGACGCGGAACCGGCTACGGCTGATCCTGTCAGCAGCGGGCGGGTAAAGGTTGTCATATCCACGGTAAAGCGGTAGCTGACATCATCAGTAATAACCCACGACTGCCATCCGAGTGCCTTCATGTCCTTGGATAGTTTTTCGTCCGGGAACCCTATAACCGTTTCGTCGGCTGAATTGCCGTCTGCTGTGACCGTTGCCTTCCCGGGACCTCGCTGAAGGAAGTCCTCGTTGTTGGTGTTGCAGAACTCCACGCTGCCTGTCACCGGTGAGAATCCAGACGTGACGGTACCGGCTGCCGTACCTCCTGCCATGGTCTCCAGCTGTGCCGGTGTGAGCGTGAGAAAGTTGCTCTCACCACTATCGTCAGGACATACCAGATAGAGATTTTGTCCGGATGTCCTTGCAGTCCATCCCCAGAACCTGCACATATCCTCGAGGCACTGGTAAAGGTTGTATCTGGGCTCCACCTCTCCGTCGGAACTCAGGTTGCAGAAGTTCTGCCAGTCGATGCACTTGAGCAGCCATTCCTGTGCGTCTGAACCTCCCTGGATGATGATCCGTGAGAAGGTGAGCTCCGGGATCTGGCTGATGATATACTGCAGCAGATATGCGAAGTTGCGGATCTCTTTATTCTGCGAGTTAATGTCGTAGCCTTCCAGGATCGCCAGCGGGCACTGTACGGGAAATTCCCTCACCTGAGGGTTGCCGTAGAGGGTGCCTCCGAAGTTCTGTGCCTGCATGAATCCCTGCCACACGATATTTCCGCTGCCGTCTGTAAGGGTGACGGGCCTGTCGGTGTCCGTGGATGGTAGGAAGGAGAGCCAGTCGAAGGCTGTCGTACCGTTGGCTGCATATCCGTTGTCAACAATTCTCAGATATCCGCTGTGAGTGCGGATGGGCGTGAACATATCGTCGGAGTCATCTTCCTGGGTTGTGAACGGATCAGCGCCGCCGTTTAGGACGACGGCTGCACCGCTATACCCCGACTGGTGTATATTGACGGTGTAGACGGTGCCTGAACGGAGACTCTTGAAAGGTATCTGCCAGTGTATTGCCATGCCGTAATATTTTTACGTTAAGGGGCCTGTGCCCTTGAAACTGAACGAACCCTGTGCGATATTGCCACGGGTGGATGTCTGGCGACACTGCGTGAGGATGGCCGAGCCTGTTACCAGGACATTGCCCTCACGGTCGCACTCTGACAGCTGATAGGTATTACCTACGGTCAGCAGGTCTGCTGCATTGGCAGAGTTCAGAACGAGGTATGAGACGAAAAGATTCCAATCCTTCCGACCTGTTACATACTCACGCCATGACTGCTGCGTGGCGCTGCTCTTCTCGATAGTATCAGCGGAGCTCGTAACGTCTTGAGACTTGACACCGGCAATCGCCATGCCATCCCGCTGTATGATGATGTTGTTACCTTTGACTGCCATATTATTTCCATGTTACTATCTCACCGCGACCTGTGCGTCGTGTATATCTGTTAAGGGCGAGATAGATCTGCTCACCGCTGATATATGAGGGACGGTAGGCGCCTGACTCTCTCTCTGAAGAGAGCTGCGATGCTATATTACCCTGCTGTGCGCGGTTGAGGATTACCTCTCCATCATTGACTCCTATGATGTTATTGTCGCCGGACATCGAGAGCCCCCTGATAATACCACCCTCTGCGAACCCCTTGGTAGCGCTCTTGATGCTTGAGATGGTCGTGAGCATTGTCGCCAATCCGGTGGCTGCGAAAGCGATCCACCCCCAAGGTCCAGTCGTTTTGGCTGCCATCGCTGATGCTTCCGCATATGCCAGCGCTATCGTTGCGACGGCCTGGGCGACAGTCCCGGCAACCTTGACTGCAGGATCTTCAATCTGCTGCATGGCAGAGCCAACCGACTGGATGGCCGATGCTGCCTGCTGCCAGTCCTTGGCCATCTCCTTCGACTGCTGCTGCGTGTTGCCGGTATTGATCTCCAGCTTTGCAGGGATCTTGATACCTCCTTCCGGGAGGAGCGCCTTCAGCTGGCTCTCCACGTCGTTCAGCTGCTCCTGGCCGATGGCCATGCCAAGGACAGACGCGCCGACGCCCTTCTGCATCTTGCCGGGATCTGCGATCTGCCCCTTGAGGATCTTCACCTTGCTGGTGAGTTCGTCGATCTTAGCCTGGTAATCCTGCCAGGCTGTAGTATCCGTTGCCAGCTCCTGCTGCTTGCGCAGGTCTTGCAGCTCTTTGTTCAGGGCGGCCACGGAACCGACAGGTATCACCTCTTCCACCTTCGGAATCTTTGTCGTGGCCGTTCCACTTCTTCCACCACCTCCTCCTGATGTGCCACCCACACGGGCTGTGATACCTTCGGCACGGTTGATCGTGCGGAAAGCCTGTGTCTGCAAACCGTAAGCCTGTGCAGCCTGCTGGTCACGCTGCTGGATGAGCTTCACGAGGTCTTTGAACCTATCACCGTCAACACGGAAGACATCCCATCCCTTATATGCTGCATAAGGATTGCCACGGGGAGTGACCATCCGTCCGGTGCTCTGATCCACGTAGCTGTTCTGCTGTTGCCACTGGTTGTACATTTCAGCACCTCTGAGGCGCTTCTCGAATTCTGCCATGGAGCTGGTGCCCTTGCGGAACTCCTTCACGCTCATGCCGAGCTCGGCGCCCTGACGGCGGTAAACAGCGTCAATAGCCCTTCCTGCCTGCTTCACCTCGTTGCCCAAGAGATCGACGACTTTCTGCATGCCGTTCTGCAGCTTCTGCTCCAGAGAACGCACCTGTGCGTCCGACAGGACGGTACCATTAGCCATGGAGGCACGACGACCGTCAACCGGTGCAATATACCGGCGCGTCTGGATCATCTGGCGCATGCGCTCATTCTCGGTCATCTGGGGGCTTATCTGCGTAGCCTGGATGGTCTTCATGGTGCCCAGACGGTCAAGCTCATCGTATGCCTGACGTGCAGCCTGTACGATCTGATCTATGCGGCTGAGATAGCCGGAGATGTCACCGTTGTTGAGGGCGTTGAGGAATCCCTCATATAGTGACTTCGAGGAGTCAACTATACGGCCCCATTCGTCAACGGCTGACTCGTTGGCCATGAAGGCATCCTTGGCAACCTTCAGCGCTGCCGTTCCGGCTGCCATCGCCGCACCCCATCCGGAAAGCTGCTTGATGTTCAGTCCGAACCTGTTGGTCAGGGAGTCTATCAGACTGCCGGCCTTCTCCGACTCGGCCCCGGTATTGCCGATCTCGGCATTGGCTTGCGAGAGCTGTCCCTTCGTCTCTTCAATTCGTGTCTTCAGCTGGTCCAGCGACTGGGCCATCTCCTTGCCGATTGGCGACTCCTTCTCTGCATCGGTGAACTGCTGATACTGCACGTGCAGGTCCGTGAAAGCCTTCGTGAGCTCACCGACCTTTCCCCTTGCTGAAGATGCACTCGTGGTCATGCTGCCAATAGCCTTGACGGCATCGAGGACTCCCTCATCAAGATACTCAAGGGTACCTCCTCCACGCCGGACAGTCTCGAAGTACCTGTTCAGCGCATCACCAGCCTTCTTTAGCTTGGCGTCATATTCCTGGCTGTCTATCCTCAGCCTGACAATACTGTCTGCCATATATTATTGGTCAATTATCATTCAACATTCCTGCGAGCTCTTCCTCGATGGCCTTCGCCACATTTTCGCTCATCGTTGCCAGCGCCCTTTCGCCGAGCGATCTGAAGAAATGCCGTGGAGCGATGCTGCCACGACGTCCGGTGTTCACAGTCTTTCCATATTTCGAGACGTCGCCTCTGCGAGACCCCTTGTTGACGGTTGCGCGGTGTTCGTCCGGTGTAAACGATATGAAGCGGTCCTTCGTTCCGTCGTTCAGCCACCTGAGGATGAATCCCCTGTCAAGCGATCCGTAAGACATTAGCCGGCTGGTGGTGCCTTTCCGAGGCCTTCTGTTACCTCCGACCCGGGACGGGTTGCGAGGCGGCTCGTATGAGGTGCTGCCGTGTGACTTTCTGGAGCTGTATATGTTCAGGTTGCCGCCGAACACCTTGCGGTATACAGCAGACCTGACAGCCTGCGCGCTTCCTCTCGGGTCTCCGTTGGAGAAGCTGATATTCCTCACAACCTCTGACCGGGCCTCCAGTATGTACTTGCGGATCAGCGCCCTGAGAACCTTCTGTGTCTTAGGGTTTGTCGATAGTGCTTCCTCGAGGGCTTTCTTCTGTTCGACGATGACGGCTCCTTCTGCTTCGAAACTAAACATATCGAAAAACCCCCACAATCATTGTGAGGGTTTACCGTTCATATCGTTTATCAGATCGAGGAGATCGTCTGCATCTTCCTTGCTGACAGGAGGTGGTGCCTCTTTCTCCCACGGGAATGGCAGCAGGTCCGAGGCATTGCTGATACCGTCCTTCCTGAGACTGTCAGAGCCTGCCTGCGCGACCATCATATTGTAAGTATGCCAGCGGACGGCGCTCCACATCTGGCGTGTCCTTGCGTCCGCTCCGCGGATGATCCTTCGCGCCTCCCAGAAGACGATGTCGTAGAGGAACTCCTTCCGGGGGAATCCTATCTCGCCCACAATCCTCTCATAGAGGTCATGGGCGGTCATGCGTTTTTTTTCAGCTCTCCCTTCTCCTCATCCGTCAGGTTGTTTTCCTCCCTGGCACCGGAGTCGCCGGAATACCACTCGGAACTCAGGGAGTAGATGGTATTCAGAGCGTCGACGATCTCCTTCGGCTTGCTGCCGTAGATAATTGCAGAGATGTCAAGCGGCGCGTCTAAGGACCGGCTCTGGTAGTAGGCTATAATGGCGGACATGATAAATGCCGCAGCCTGCGACGGATTCTTGAAGTCGAACTCGTCAACGGTGACTCCCGTCAGGTCACGGAACCCGATCTCCGTGGCGAAACAATACTTGACGCCGACCTCCTGGCCGGCAATGATTATCTTTTTCTCTGTCATAGTTTCCTGGATTTATAAAGCCCGGTGACAGCTAAGCCACCGGGCATGATGAAGAATCAAGTTATGAAGCGGAGCCGACGACGATGGCTCCGTAGCCGTTGAGAGTGTAGGAGTAGGTCGCGTTCTGCTTGTTCTGGCCGTTCAGCTGCAGCTGTGTCATCTTGGCCTGGCCGGAGAGGAGCACCTGCTTGACGGTGCGGTTGTTGGTACCTTCCATGAGGCATATCTGCCAGTAGAGAATGGTGTCGCCGGCACCATTGGCATTGATGGCATACCCCTCCATATCGTTGAGGGTGTTGGCCGTGTTGCCTCCCAGGGTGTCGTCTGGGGTCAGGATGAGAGCCGAGCCTGTGATGCTGTAGCCCTGCCCCGTAATCTCATACTCAAGGGCATCACCGGCGGTGTCCTTGGTGGAGCTCTCCTCTGTCTGAGCGGTGAGGTTGAGCTGCATCTCCTTGGCGGCTGCGATGACCTTCGTCGGGTTCGCTGCCGAAGAGAGCAGGAGTCTGTAATATTGTCCTTTTTGCATATGTTATGAGAGGGGTCCTGTCCCCTGGTATTGCTGTGTTACGTTACATGTCTGACGGTCGTTGAAGACGATGGTCAGATCGTTAAGTAGGGCCCTGCCCGAACGAGAGAAGTCGGCACCGCTGGCAGAGCCATTGCCGGCGCCGGTAGTCTGATCCCATCCGACATTGACAGGCTGTGCCGCATTGAACGTGGTCACAAGAGCCTGTACGGTTCCGGGACTGGCATCATAACCTTCTACTTGCACCTGCCAGGCTGTGGAGACGACAGTCTCCTGGGTGAACAATCCCTCACTGTCCTTCGTGGAGGTGTCCTCAGTATTGCCGGTGATGGTGATACTGCAGTTGGTAGCCTCAGAGACCACACTGCCGCCGACAAGAGCGCGGAAATTCTGTCCTTTAATCTTACCCATTGCTAAGTTCGGTTGAGCACTGATAGCGGAGAACCTGCCAGAAGCATGGCTTCAGAGGATCGTACCTGATGGCATCGGCCGTAAACCGGTAGTCAATGACATCCGTGTCATGAGACTCGAAGTAGTCCCTTACCACCTCCCTCACCTCTTCCGTAAGGTCGTGCAGTGAGGAGAGTGTCAGGGCTGTCACCTCAATCCCGATGTTTACCTGGTCCTCATCGCCTTCGTAGGAGTCATCCTTTGTCTCCACAGTGTTCGCGAGACCGTCGAACGTGACGATCAGGTATGGTGCAGGGACATTGTCCGCATCCTCGTCCGGCAGCGGAATGGCGGTGCCGTATATACGTCCGCCGACTGCCTCGTAGAGGTCGCTGTCTCCCTGGAGGGCTGCTATGAAGATACTGTCAGTATGCAGGCTCATGCTATGAGTGTGTTAATAATATTGTTCGGAATCTCTCTTTAAAGCATCCGGGACCGAGTGGCCGCCGGACGCTACAGAAACTATGAAGTTGCCGAAGAGAGTGGTGAGAGACTACTCTGTGACGATCTTGTACAGTGCGAAGGCCTGTGACGGATAGGTTACAGGATCGCCTGTAGGATTGCCGCCATTGATATAGTTGGAGAGATCGGTCATCGACCATGCTGAGTTCAGGGTGATAGCTGTGATATTCTTCTTGGCGACAGCCTGGCTGGTGGCATCGACCGTCAGGCGGACAAGACCATGCTGCTGCAGTGCGAACCACTCCCAGTAACCGATCTCGAGATAGCGGTCGGCTTTAGCTACGAGATTACTACCACTCAGAGTTGTGTTCACGTAGTGGCTGACCGTATAGGGATAGCCGGCACACAGGCCGTCCTCAATGACGAAACCGCCTGCAGCGCCTGCGATCTTCGGAGTAGCCTTCAGCTCTGCCTCTGTGACACAGTCCATGGAGATACATACGTTGCCGCTGTAAAAGCCCTTGTTGGAGAACTCAGCAATGGCAGCGAGGATATTCTTGTAGGCATTAGCACCGAGAGTGATATTCTTGGCGGTCATTCCGCTGAACGGGCCCTTATTTCTGGTCCAGCCGGCCTGAGAGTAGATCTTCTTGGCCAGATACTTACGCAAGGCGATGCCGAACTTGGTCTGAACGAAGCCCATCAGGTCGAAGTCTGCATTGTCGATGGCCATGTTGCTGACAGGCACTGTCAGACCTACACGGTTAGGCGTGGGGATAACCTTGGAAAAATCAAGTACCTGGTCTGTCAGGGCCTCTACCTCGCCAAGCTCCTCCATCTCAACGTCATCGGTACTGACCGGCCACACCTCGTTGCCGACTACGCCGGTAACAACATTGAGACCAACCGGGAGTCCGAGTCCCTCGTGGAGGGTGGGGATCATCTCGTGGATTGTCAGGTTAATGGCACCACTGGACTTGATATTGGCAGTGGTATTGCCATTAGCAGGGTTCAGGAGGATCTCGCGGTCGGCCTTGCCTGTGCGGACATCCTGCAGGAACTCACGGAAGATGGCTGCCTTCTCTGCCTTCATATTCTTCTCGCGGGCGGTCATATTCTCATTCTCACGGTTGAGTCGAGTCATCTCGCCATTAAGGTACTGGAGTTCACGGGTGAGATTCATCTCCTCGATCTTCTCCTCGTCGGTCAATTCACGGCCTGCGGCCTTAACATACAGGTCGCCGAGCTTCTCGTTGACCTCTCTTGATCTCTGCTTCGCTTCGTCGAAGCTCTTGTAGTTTTTCTTCATGTCTTAAAACGTTTAAGATATCTGTTTTGTTAATAGTCACTATTGCAGAAGTGGCGCATCACTTCGTAGCGTCGCTTCATCTCACGTCTCAGGCGTTCCTTCGCCAGCCTCTCTTCACCTTCCTTTCCTGGATCGGACGGGTCAGATGCGGGGTCCTCTTTCTTTCCCATTTCCCTGGCATTGACAGAGGTCTGACGGTAGGCAGGGTCCATCCCGATGGTCAGGGCGCTGATAAACTCAAACTTACGGTGAGTGATCTTCACATCTTCACCATTACGTTCCACATCGTAATCCTCCGGATAAAACTCGAAGGAGCATCCGGAATAATCACCACGACGGACCATCTCAAGACAGCGGTCGCCGATATCACACTTGGGAGCCTCGAACTCGAAGTTCACTCCACGGTCATCTACGGAGAGCTTCAGAGTGCCGGTCCCCTTGTTGGCCCTTGCGACGGTAAGCTCACGCTCGTGGAGCATGTTCATCTTGATATCCTGGGAGTTCAGGAACTCCATCGTACAAGCCTCAGGAAGGATCACTTCCCGGAATCTCTCTCCCCAGTCGTCGAGCACTTCGCTTTCAGCATTAAAAACGATGGCCGTGCCGGTGATGGTGCGAGACTCGCCCTCCTGACCTTCAGCCGCCTCTCTAACGGCCAGCTGGCAGTCAATGGTTCTGATTTCTCTTTTCTTTGCATTCATGTTATTTCTTGTTGCATAACTATCGGCGCATCATATCTACAGGTTTACTCGTTGACGACAGCCTGGGCATTGAACTGGATGGTGTTCTCCTGGTAGTTCCGGTGGAATGTCTCCGGGATGATCTGATATGTCACACCGTCCCACACGATCCTTGATCGCATGTTCACTTTGTCGGTGCACCTCATGCGGACGAGTATACATGCGTAGGCATCCAGGGCTCCGACGTTCATCGCCTGCTTACCCCTTGCCCAGTCGACACTGGCCCAGAATATCCCGGCACTTTCCCAGACAACCCCTTCACCGTCCATTCCCCAGCGCGAGGAAACAGCCTCCGTGCGGTTGAGGATGGTGATCCGCTTATCCATCAATCCTGTAGTATATGCCATAACCAACCGGGATAATAATGTCAGGGTTTACTCTTGACGTAAGTGTTATACCTTATGGTGGCGTTGGGGTTGAAGTTCACGGCTTTCACCTCGTAGCCCTTCGTACCCCATTTCCACCACAAGAACTTGTGCTTATATTCACGTCTTACCGCAATAGCCAAACTGTCACGCACCGAATATCTAAGTTTCCTATCTTGATACACAAACTCTGTCCAAGCATCCTTGTAGATTAATGGTGCATCATTCGTTGTGTCTTTCTTTGTAAGGACTACTGTGTCGTGTATTATAGAACCCATCTTTTGATATGATTCCAATTCGCTTACCTTCATCGACAAGTCCTTGATAAGCTGCTTGTCGTCCTTTGTAAGCACCTCCTTGATATGTTCCACCTCAACAACCTTTTGCGTCACCACCTCAACGGTATCACGTATGGTATCTTTCTTTAGTGGAACATATTGTTGTTGACGTGCAAGTTCCTCACGTAGTCGTTCATTTTCTTTCTTTAATGCACGATTGCAACCCACGCAAGCGAACACCACGAAAAGAAAAGCCAACCAAAAAAGAACACACGCTATATACGGCCAAAGACACTTGATATACCTCATAACACCAATATTCCGATTGCTATCATTCCCAACACACAACCAATGACATCACGCAGGAGGTCTCTTTGGCTGAATTCGTCACCTTGCACACCATTATTGTCAAGTTGCTTAGTCCCGAAGAATCCATCGAAACTCTCAACGAATACCCCAACAAAGAAAGCACCAACGGCACTGATGAAGATAATCTCCCACTTGTCTGTGGTGTCCATCATCTTGAATACACAAGCAAAGGCGATGGTCAGGAAGAATGACAACCACACATGCACCATGTCAGGGGATGACAAGTATGCCTTTATCTTTTCATATATCTTATCCATAGTTCTACTCGTTTTTAGAATTGAAGTTTTTCTGGGTAGCCAGTCGTAAAGTCATAAGCCTCTACGTCTGCGACAGTGGTCATGGTATTGATAGCCGCACGGTGTCTTTCCGTGGTGTTGAAACATTCACTTGCATAGACCTCCACGCTGTTAATCATCAAGAGCCATGTGTCAGTTGGAAAGGTATATTCCTTTCCCTCCCACACTTTAGTGACGCTTTCCTGTCCCAGAGCCTTGTATGCGTCAATGCTTGTTCTGAGGATTGCTCTTTTGTCGGCAGGAATCCACATCCATACACCGCCCACGCTGAAGGAATTGACATTGCTTGATGCGTCATACCTTGCAAGTTCCGCAAGTTTCCTTACCCTCGCCTCCTCCAATGGGTTGGTGGGTGTAGGTGTAGGCTCAACACCGCTTTCCACGGCAACAAAGGCACTGATGTCCCTTGTTACCGCTTCGCTATACCTTTGCTTGCTATACTTGTTGTAAAGCACATATCCATTGTCGGGTATAAGTCCGTAGTACCCGTTGCTCAAATCTTTTGTTGTTACATGTTCCATTATCCTTCCTCCTATACGTTTTCATCATTTGTTGTTGCTGTCTTTGTCACCGTGAAAGTCCATTGCTTGTCGGTCTCGTTCCACGTCTTAGTGTAGGTGAATCCCAATGCGCTACCCATTGTCGACAACAGTCTGTCGAGGTCATCTTGTGCAAGGTAGTTACGTGGCAGGTTCTTGATGGTGTCAACGGCACTGATACCATAGGTCACATCAAGCATGGCAGGTGTAGTGGTAGATACACTTGTATTTTCTGGTAGAAGTTGCTCAGTACCATAGTCGTTCACCTGATATGCCATATTCTGTTCCTCAAAATCTACCTCTATTGGCTCCGCAAGTTCGTAGTATAGCATGACACCTTGCATGGCGGCTTTGAATGTTGCTGCATCGGTGTAAGAAGTGTCATGTATGTAAAACATTTTTAAAGAGACCCCAGCAGCTTGGTATATGTACATTTGCTTGTCAGGTAATGACGACACTAAATCTCCATCCGATACAGTTCGACCAGCAGGATATCTTTCGCAAATAATGTTAGGTGTTTCACTATAAGCATAATTAAAACTATCTGTTTGAAAAACGCCTTCTGCATTTGCTCTCTTCACCCAATTCAAAGTCCCCAAGTCCACGACCCCTACACGCTTGATTGCCTTAGTTGCCGTTACCTCGTCATAGGCACTACCTGCACTAAGCAGACCATTAAGGAACAACAGATTACCATCACCGTCCTTGATAGACTTGTAGAACGATATGTCATGCACATGCTCTTGGTATGGCTCGTAAGTGCCGTTCTTAGTGCCACTCCATGAGAGGTTGATGCAGATGTCGTGGTTGTAGGAGTTTTTTGTTCTGTCGTTAATCTTGAAATAATATGCTCCATCTGGAGTGGTGAATGTTTGAGATACAGACAATTGTTTATAAGACCCAATATATTGTTTGTTTGTATCATAATAGAAAATGAATATTCGATTGGGCACTTTTGCATAATAACTTGTATTCGGGAAACAAGGACAGAAATTCTTTGAACGATAAGCACTATCTGATTGTGAAGGTACACCGCTTGCAATAACACCCACTTCCCACTCCTCATCCCATTGGTTAAACCCAACGGTCTTAATACTGTTTCCGTTGAACGAAAGCAACTGTCCCTCATTGTAGTCGTAGTAAGGCATGGGGAACAACTTCTCGAACTCCTCAACTGTACTTGGCTCATTGCCTGCACCGAACATCTGGGTGAGGTCGATTAATATTATTAGTCCTCTTACACCGTCCACATTGTAACCTGATGGTATTGATAACGGTGTTGAAAATGGTTTATTCTGAGTTACACATTTTGATATTGTACTCACTGTATAAGTCGTACTACCTAATACTTCTTTCCGTGCAACAACACTAAAAGCTGTAGGTTGTCCCCATGTACAACCTCTATTGTTAATACCCCATTTGCTATTATCTGTTATACCATAAAATGACATTTTAGTAAGGAAAAAATGATTCAGATAATCATTCGAGTATAATTCCATTGAACACTGGATAAATATCGTAGATGTTGCATTATTTGTACCACTAAGTCTGATTTCATTGCCATCTATTACAATTGTAACACCGTTTTTACTGTCATTCCTTAATATGGATTTCTGATTCCACACGATTGTATTACCACGCATCTTCTTTATCAATGCGCTACCAGTGCCAATATCATCACTGCCACCTGCCGTGTCAAAGGTGAACTCACGCAACACGGGACTACCAGATGTGTCAACAAGATTCAAAGCACTACCTGCCAACATCTCCTCGTAAGCACCATCCTTCTTGGCATAGTTGTCCTCGACATCCTGTGCGAATTCGTCAACAAACTGCATCTTATCATTGAGGATGGTGTCACGTTGCGCCTCGGCCTGTTTGAACTCACCCCAGCGGCTGCCGTCACCGGCGACACTGCCTGACTCCGTACCTTCTGCCGCCTCGTAGGCGGTCTGTCTGGCTGACTGTGAAGCGTCGAATGAAGTGGTGCGCTGCTCTTCGGCTGTCTGGTAGTCGGAATCTCTCTGAGCTTCGGCTGACTGATAGTCGGCGTTACGTCCAACCTCTGCCGTCTCGTAGGCGGTCTGTCTGGCTGACTGTGAAGCGTCGAATGAAGTGGTGCGCTGCTCTTCGGCTGTCTGGTAGTCGGAATTTCTCTGAGCTTCGGCTGACTGATATTCGATGGTGCGCTGTCTTTCAGATGCCTCGAAGATTGTCTGCCTTGCATTCTGCGAAGCATTGAACGAGGTGTCACGGCGCTGCTCCGCTGTGGTGTACCGACTTTCAAAGTCGGCAGCCTGCTCGTTGAAGGACGCTGCACGGGATTGCTGTGCAGAATTGAAAGCAGCAGCCTGCTCTTCCTGGGACTGCTCGAAGGCCTCCCTGCGCTCTTCCTGATCTGCCTCGAACTCAGCCTGACGCTGTGTCTCGGACTGCTGACGCGCCAGCTCATTTTCCTCACGCTGAGCTTCTGCAAGGACACGCTGTGCCTCTGCAGCCACGCGTGCAGCCTCTGCTGCGAATGCAGGCATGGCATATACTATCTCCGGCGCAGTCTCCCCCTCGAAGTTAAGGACGACCTGTACGGGCTGCCCGTCCAGCTCGATGGTGACGCTGGAGACGTTAAGCACGTCATCCTCAATATGCGTCCGGAAGTCATCCACATCCATGCTGTACGTGATCTGGAACATCAGCTCACCGCATCCGAGGTGATGATCGTCGAATGTGGCCCGCAAGACGGTCGGATCATCAAGGACCGAACAGTTGGCGTAAGTGGTGCCGTCGTAGCTGACGAAGTAGTGAGAAGTAGGCAGTCCCTTCGACCAGAACTTGATGGTAAATGGAACGGCCCAGCCGGCATCGCACTGCATGTTCAGCACGAAGTCGGACTTGTAGTTTATTCTGAATACTTGGGTGCTCATAGGATCATGTATGGTTTTATAAGTATGTCGAAGGTGTATGGAACTGCGGAGTAGTTCTGCGGGCTCACGGGCGAGCGCTGCATATAGCTCAGGTCGACAAGCATCAGGGATGCCTGGACTATGGGTTTCGGCACTTCCTGATATGTGCATATCAGGTTCTCGTAGGTGCGGTTCATGATGTTCAGGACGGTGTCCTCGGCGGCATCTGCATACAGTTCCAGGATGTTGTCCTCAACATCCGAGTCTATACGCGAGTGCTGCTTGATACATTCAAGTGTCAGCCATCTCATGCGCCTTCTCCTTCCCCGGCACCCTGGCCGTCATTAGTGTCGTTGCCACGAAGTTTCTGGGAGCCCAACTCCGCGAGGTTGGTCGAGAGGTAATGTCTGTCGCCGTCAGGTATAGACGGAAGGTCATACTGCGCCCTGATCTCGTTTGGACTCCATCCAGCCTCGAGGTGCATCCTGTCGACCTTGGCCTGCGACTCCTTATCCAGCCGTAAGAGAGGCTGCTCGCACATGTGAAACCTGCGCCGGCCGAAGTCATCGACGGTCAGGAGCTTGCGCTGGAATTCCTGCTCTATCTCACCCACCTCCGGCTGTATGGTGCGCATCATATACTCCATCGTGGCATTCGTCGGGGTGGTGTAGTGCGAGTTGGTGTCGAGCATCAGCAGCGGTCTTGGAGTAGCCCAGAACCTGGCCACATCGTCAAGGCTCATGCCGAGCATCTCGACCATCTGCATCTCCTGGGACGTCATAGAGATCGGCTGCACCTTGTCAAGGCCACGGAGGGCCACCACATCCTGGCGGTAGATCTCCTCGTTGATCTCTGTCGCATACTTCTTTCCTTCCTTCTTGTTGTACAGTCCTCCGGATATAGGTGAGAACTGCTTGGAGGTATCCTCACCCAGGAGGAGCTTGACGCGGCCTCCCTTCGCGGCGGTCTCCAGGGACTGCCGTCCCTCAGTCTTGATCAGCGAGAGGGTGTCGATGGCGAACCTTAGGGTTGAGACGCCCCAGAACCCGGAGCTGTCACGGAAGGTATTTGGGAAGTGCAGAACGTTACGCCTGTCAGTCTCAAAGCGGAAGCGCTCACCATACTCGCTGAGATATGTCAGCGTGTATGTGCCATTAACCTCGTCATATCCTCCACACGAGGCGAGGTAGAATGCCTTGGGATCGTCATACTGGTCTCTCTCGATGAAGATGAATCCGTTACCCTTCTGCAGACGGTCTATCACCACCTGTTCGATGAGCGAGCTCCATGTCATCAGAGGATTGGGCTCCACCTGCAGGAGGTAGTTAAGTTTCCGTCCGGGCCCCCACATGTCAAGGATGAAATTGCCGCCTTCGCTGCTCTTGCGCTGGTATTGCATCTGGAACTGAGCCTCGGTCTTCGCACGCAGCTCTATGGCCCTGTAGACAGCCGATATGGTCAGAGCGGCCTCCGGGCTGCGAGGACGCTCAATGCGCTCTTCGAAGGTGCCGCCCGACGACACATTTTGGTTGGACGGGTCTTTCGGATCTGTAGTCTTCGGAACACCCCGCTCCCTGCGCTGAAACATTGTAAAGAATCTATCCATTGCTTGTTTTATAACTAACAAACCCACGACATCACGCCGTGGGTTTACTAACCTTAAAAACAAATAACTGCTAATGAAAAAAAATCACTCATTAAACCTTGCCGCCTCCCATATCCTCCTGGATACGAGACCGCCATGTTTCCTCCCTCCTGCATTCACCCAGCGGAGGAACTGTTCCTGAATCTCCCACACAGACCTGCCGGACTCGATATACGCCTTCAGCGTCGACTTATTAAAGTTGCCGATGCCGAGGTTGTACATAAAGTCGAGGACTGCGTCATACCGGCCCTGCGTGGTAAGGCGCCGCACATTGTTGGCGGCCCGCTCAAACTCTGACAGATCCTCCCGGAGGAACTGCTCTGCCTGATACTGCGTGATCCGGTCTCCCTTCTTCACTCCCTTCGTATGGCCGTAGCCGACGGTCCATATGCCTGCCGTGTCCTGATAAGCTGTCAGGCGGCAGGACTCAAACCTCTTGATGTGGCTGATCAGTGTTGCACTTGCTCTCATAGTTCTTCATTTTTCACAGTTTCACTGGAAGACTCGGCCTTCTTCCTCTTCTTGCGGATATCACCTTCGGAATTAATTGTCACCTGCATTCGCGTCTGGCAGTTCTCCCTTCCGCACAGGAGCGGACGCATCCACTCCATCATGCGTGAGTTGAGATCCACCTTCTGCTGCAGGTTCCTCACCTTATCCTCGAGATGATCCTGCCGTAGCCGGAGCTCATCCCTGTCCTTCCTGAGATGCTGCCTGTCTTCCTTCAGCTCGCTGATGTATACTTTCTGTTCATTCCTATCCTCCTTGATGTCGGTGATGATCTGCTGGTAGACATCCTGCCATGCCATCGCCGCCTCCGCACCGGCGCGCCTGCGCTGGTATCTCCATGTAAAAAATGCACCGCCACCTCCGGCACCGAGGAAGATGCCGAGGATGGCCATGATCGTTTCGGGATTGAATTCCATTTCGCTTTGATTAATCTATAATCTCCCGAAAAAAAATCCCTAAGGTTTACTAATCGCCGACGGCAGTCCCCTCGAACATCGTCTCGAGGATGAAGCCTGTGCACAGGCATTGCACGGGATCGACCTTACATGAGTCCGATCCGCGGTTGCGCTTGACGGGCTTCCGGTTTTCCATCCTGGTATCCTGGTCAAGCACGACGTTCCCGAAGCACCACGGCCATAGCGGATTGGCCGAGAAATGGATGAGCGGCTCCTCTGCCTTGACGCAGTATGTGAGGATGTCCACTGCTGGGTTGTAGCTGGCGTATGTCTGACTGACGGCTATCACGTGACGGTCAGGGTCAGACACCCCGATCCCGGCAAGGTATGCCTTGAGCATGTTCACGGGGTCCTTCGACTGATAGGCGTCGTAACCGAAGGTTATGAACTGCACGCCCTTGTCCAGCAGGTCCTTGATCCTCACCACCGGGAGTGACGGCTGGAACACCTCACCCTCTGACACGTGCAGGTACCCGGCATCTATCCACGGCTGATAGAGGGATGCCACGCTGCTCTTTTTCAAGGTGTCTTCCTTGATCCACGCATCCATGTCCGCGAAAAACTCCGTACCTCCTCCTCTCTTCTGCCTGGCCGCCAGGTATCCGATAGTGTGGAGGTCATCCCCCTGGGAGAAGTCCATACCGGCGAACACCACCCACCCCTGGTCTGCCGTGCAGTCCTCGATGGTCATGTCCAACTGCAGCTCACGGATCTTCTCCGGCTTGATCCAGTCGACGACCTTACCCTGCTGGTACACATTGCAGAGCTTCGTGATGAATTCCTTCCTGGCATCGACATTCTGCCGGGCCTTGTGAGCCTCCTGGACGTAGAAGGAAGGCTGCACCGAGATACCTATCATCGGGTTTGCCTTCCGCCAGATGCGCTCATCGGTGAGCAGCAGCTCCTCATCATCCTGCTCCCACGGGTCCGGCTGCAGCAGCAGTGCATGTCTGTAGTCGTCGGGTAGGGGTGTGCAGAAGTCTGCCGGCAGGTCTACCTCCTTCTCGAGGTCATTCTCCATGGTTTCCTTCTGTCGGCGGAAAGGTCCGTTCAGCGCATACCCGGCCGTGGTCGTGATGACTGTCAGAGGCTCTGTCCTCGGTCCCATACCAGACTGCACCACCCTGACCAGGTCGAGCATGTCGGACTTCCCGTTGACGAAGTCTGCAGATCCGAACTCATCCGCGCAGCAGAGCTGTGGGAACAGTCCATCCTTTGTCTTACCGCCGGCACTCAGCGCAGTGATACTGGCACTACGCTCCTGCCCGGGCTTCCAGTTGGTCTGCGATGCCGTGAACCTGATACGCTGCTCTGTAGGGTCCATCTGGCGGATGAATGCCTGAGTCGTCCGGTACAGCAGCTTGGCCTGGTCACTGGAGTTGGCGCAGCAGTAGCCCTCGAAGTTCGAGTCCATGAAGAAGAACCCGAAGAACTGTATGAAGGCCGAAAGCAGTGTCTTTCCAGACTTGCGCGTGAGATAAAGCACAAGTTCCGTGACGAGCCTATATCCGTCCGACTTCTTGGGGCCGAAGAGCCCGGCAAGCGCGAACACCTGGAACGGCTGCAGCCGGTAATGGGTGTAGCCCTTCAGCCCGGAGAAGAGCAGACCTCCTGAGTCCTCGACGTATCTTCCATTTTTCCATACTCCCTCATATAGTCGGATGACCAGCTTGACCATCCTCCTGTCGTAATCATATGTGCGCAGCACCCTGAGGAACTTGATGCCCTCAAGGATCTCGTAAACATTGTGGATGGCTACATCCATCAGCCCGTCGTAGTATTCCGCCAGCCTAACGTCAATAGAGCTGAGCCTATTCCTGTATGCCGGGAGTAGTTCAGCAAGCATTCCGACTGCCCTTTCCTTAAGTTCTCTCGAATCTTCTGTCATGACTCCTCCTTTATTTTCCGGTAGTCATCATCGTCAAGTACAACCCAGTCACCGCAGTTGAGCTCGCACAACCATTGGCCCGGATGTGCGTGGGTTGCCCGGCTGTAACCATGATCTATTACGAAGTATGTGTCTATTCCGATTACGAACGATCGGAGGATATATGCAAATCCATGTTCACGGTCTTTCCGTATGCCATACACACATGGCAACCGGAATATCCCCATCGTTATCTGATCAGGTATCAGGTATGATCGTTTGATTTTCATAGTTTCTTATTTTCCAATTAATATAATACTTGCGTCTCTGTTCCTTGTACTTTTCATCTTCTCATGATAGACGGCCATAAACCTGTGATGCCTCTCGATTGTCATTATAGCATGGCCAAGGTCTGTCACTGGTAAACTTATTAGAGTGCCAATATTAATCTTGCTTAATGGATTATCCATTTCAGTCATTATTCGCAAAGTAAGCGACAACGCAGATGATGACGACCACCTCAATAAGCATGCCAATAATTGCTCCTGTAATTAATGTTCCTATCATAATCCTTTCCTGATTGGTACAACCTTCGGCGAGAAATCCTTCAATGCTTCAAGAAACTTCTCCCTTTTCTTAAAAACTTTCTTGTCAATTCGATAATGGCGGTATGTCCTTCCGAATGTCCCGTTCTTCCTTTTCGGAGTGTGGTCACAGAAACCTAACCGATTATCCTCACTTGCATAGCTTAACGTATGCTCGGTTTCCAACGACAGGCTGGCCACGAAGTGGAAAGGTATTTTCTTCAATTCTTCTTCTGTCATTTTTCAATCATTAACTTTAGACTGTCCACCGATTGATTAAGTTCATAATTTACCATGCAGGTATGGTGATACCTTGCCCGGCTCTGGGCCATCGTCACAAACATAACTACATAGATCGTAACAAGAGCAACGGCAAACAGCCAATGCCTGGCAATGCCGCAGATTATATCATGGAGCAACCTGTTAAGCGTTACTCCCCATGACCGTAGGAAGAGCCTTAGACCCTTCAAAATTGTCATAATTGCTAACCTATAATTTGTTTCTTTCATGATTTATATCTTTTAAAAAATGGCACATATAACAGAATCCTCGCAAGCAGTAGTTCATATATCTTCCGAAGTCCATGTCCTCTTTTGTTGCTGTACATTTTTTCATAATCGATTCTTATCTTTTTCTTTTCTTGTCATTGCACGTGTATGCCTTCTGTGTTCCGCATCGTAGCGGTTGTGACACTTCTGGCACAATGCACGTAGGTTTGTAGGGTCACAATTTTCGGGAGTGTGGTCTAAATGAGCTATCGTAAGCACAACTTTTGAGCAATTTTCACGAATTGCGTAGTTTGGTATTCCACAGAATTCACACTTGTTGCCCGCCCTTTCTAATATCTTTGCACGTATTTCTTGCCAATTCTTTGGGTAGCGTGCTTTATTCTCAGGTCTTATCGGCATATATACATTTCATTGCTTTACAATCGTTTTCAAAATTGTGCGGTGGTGCAAACACTGGAGTTCCCCAGACGTTCACATAAAGCCTCGCAAAGCACTCTTGACATATTCACCTCTACGGCATTTCCGATAAATTTCTTCTGTTCTGCCTGAGTACCTTTGAGGATATAGTCTTCCGGGAAACCCATGATACGTTTCAACTCCTGATTATTCAACATACGCATCTTGATGTCGATGATACCATACATCGCCATGAACTCCTTGATCTTCTTGGTCATGGGTGTATCATCCTCACTAATGGCAATAGCCAGCTCTCCCTGCTCAGTGGTAATCAGGTACGATGGCATCTTATCCATCCTTGCTATGAGAGTGAAGCACGGATGATTAATGCTGCCTCCCTCACTATTATATTGAGGATTCATAAGATATTGCTCCGCTGTCACAACCTTTTGCTTTGGCGTAGTAAGAATGGCAGGACAGACATCTTCCAGAGAACCAATCTGACCGCCACCGCTATATTCGTTGGCGATAAACTGCTGTGACATCACCTTGACCTTATCCAAAGGAACATCAGGCATCGGCTCATTCAGGTCAACACTTACCAGAGCGTGACGCTCCTTTGTGGTGACAGTAGGGTTGGGTTCCTCAATAGATGTGTTATAGCCGTTCCCGAAGTAGGCAGTCACAAAAGCATGATGATCCACACATGTAACGGCTCCTGCAGGCTGTTCCACACTTTGGTTCTTACTCATGGGGTCTCCAGAAAACTGCTTACTGAGAAAGTTCAGCTTCACCAAACCCAAACGGTTCTGCACAGCCACCGTAGGACAAGGCTCCTCGATGGACGGCGCATTATGGTGGTTCTGCTGGTTCATGGAATTGTACTTCAATATCAATGCCTCATGCAGCTTCTTACCTCCTGCAACAAACTTCACCAATCCGGCATAGATACGCTCCAAGGTACGCTCACAAAGTGGCTTCCTCTTTGCGAAGATACTCGTTCCTTCCTTGTTCAGGTCTAAAACATCACGGACAGCCTTCCATTTCTTATATTGATGAAACATACCGCCTTCATCACCGTTCTTTGCGTAGGTCTGTTCCGGGAAGACAATAGGTAGTCCGTAACGAGCGAACTGACCGAAGAAACGCTTGCGACTGGTATAGGCACCGAAGTCGGCAGCATTGAGAATACGGTAATCATAGTCATAGCCGTAACTCTTTACGTTACGGATCCAACGGAGATAACAGCGTCCCCGGTCTTTGCTGACAGGCTTGCCGTGTTCGTCAAGGTCACCCCAGCACATGAACTCCTCTACGTTTTCAATCTGTATGTAGTCGGGTTGTATTGCCTCGATGTAGCGGAACAGGTGTTCGGCGAGTGTACGGCTGTCTGCGTCTCGTGGCTGCCCCCCCTTTCGCCTTGCTGAAGTTGGTGCACTCCAAGCTCGCCCATAGCACCACGTAAGCCTTGGGGTGTCTGAGCCTTTCGTTATCAAGATGTCTTACCAACGGACTCAGCTCTAATGTTTTGATGTCTTCGGTGAAGTGCAGGGTATGGGGATGGTTAGCCTGATGGGATGCAATGGCGTTCGCATCGTGGTTGACACAAGCCACTACCTTGGCACACTTATTCCCGTGATATCTTGCTTTTTCTACACCTGTTGAAGTGCCGCCGGCACCACAAAACAGGTCAATGTATAATAGTCTTATATCTTCCATAAACTACAGCCTTCTGTATATTCTTCATCTTCATAGTTTCATGCTTACGGAACTTATTAACTATTAAAACACAAACAAGCCGAGTATTAATGCTGCCAGCCACACGGTAACCATCAATATGATGAATTTTCGTCGTTCATTCTCTTTTGTACTTCTTAAACATTTAAACTTATATCTTGTCTTATTAGAAGTTTTCTTATCGCCTTGCTTTTCAAGCCAAGCAATCATAGCCTTAATAGAATATTCACCCCTTGGAGCGTAGTCTTTTCTTCCGTCTAACCAATCCAAGTAGATGTGTAATTCCTTTCTTATCTTTTCACCCTCACTCTCTTTAAGTTCGGGGAAAAGTTCCTCAATTCTCATAATTTCTGCATTGTTAGAACTAAAACGCAATACGTTTCTTGCTATTAAAAAGGCTTCTTCATACCTTTTTGCTTTTTCTTCTGTCGTCATAATCTCATCATTATCGAATAGGGATAATTACTTCGTCATATGATTCCGCTTCTGAACCTGTTTATAAAATCACGACGCTCCGCTATAGACAATTCCTTCCAGTTTTTTGGGAACGTCCTGGTAAACCTTTCTACGGCCTCACCATATGTCTCTCCTGTTATCATTCTACATTCAGACATAATATTTAAATTTTAAATAAACTCCGATAAAAATCATCACAAAAGAAATATATAAGCATAAGGCCATGATGCCACTTTCAGCGATCTTGATTCCCAACAAAACCAATATTATTAACAGACCTATGTAAATTAATAATGCACTCAACTTTCTCATTTTATT